ACATTGGGTGCAAAGCAGTAGTAGCAGCGATGGGGGCAGCCGGTGTAAATGTTCACGGCATAGTCCCCGTACTCCTTGGCTTTCCCTTTTGGGATATATAGCGGCTTCATATCGCATCCTCCTTTAGTAGATGTTCCCACGGCCGCCGGAGGGGTACATCTCCCCAGCGTTCCGTCCAGGCCCAGCGCCTTTCGTAGTCTTCGGTCATGCTCCGGGCCAGTTCCGCCGCCTCCCTGGCCGTGTAAAAATACCTTTCCCCGATGTCCTGTAACATGGGGTATGTGATTACGATGTAACCGTCCGCGCTTTTGCCGCGCAGGCGAAATTCTTGCCTATTGCCCCCGAGGTGTCCTGTGACTTCGCCGCAAAATACGACATACTCCGTTTTCGGCCCGGCACGCCCGGGCACATAATACATGTGCTCCCTGACGCAATACATGATCGTTCCCACAGGCGGATAATTTCTTTTCTCGTTGTCAGGCATAGTCACCCTCCGGCTTCCGGCGGTAAATCTCCGTTCCTTCTCTCAGTTCGACATCGGCTAATTCGTGTCCGCCGAGGATATTGACCAAGTAGGCCACGCGGTTGCCCTTCCAGGCGACATCAACAAGTTCCCAGCCAGCTCCTTTCCCCGGCCTTTTTACCCACACAGGTTCGCCGTCCATCTCCAGAAGTTCGTCCAGCGTCAGCGGCTTTTCCTCTGCCAGTTCGCGGTCACTTTCCTCCGTCCATTTCCACGGCTTACCGCAATGCGGGCAATACTCAAAACTCGGCAGCATCGCCCCGCACACGGGACAATCACCTGAATCTTCCAGCTGGTAAAGCTCCACGGTATCGCCCTCCGGCTCATCCTCGTCCAAATAGCCCGCACCGGATTCCTCCTGGCAGTGCAGGATGATGGCGTAGTGCCCAAAGAATGGCTGATTCCAGTTCTCAGCGTTTAGCTTCTGGTCCCTCAGCGCATCTTGCACTTCTTCCAGCGTCAGGCGGCCCCGCTGCTTTCTAACCCGCACGATTTCCTGGCCCCGGTAGTTGCGGGTGCGCTCTACGCTGATTCCTCGCTTCATCTTCTCGCCACCTTTCACACAAACAGGGGTGGCGGCGTCGGGAGATCCGTCCCGTTGTTCGGCCTCCAGAGGTGGAGGCAGTAGGGATGGTTGTTGACATACTGGCTCTTGGCGGGGTGGTACTGCACCGCAGCCTCCTCCGGTTCAAAGAACATATCCTTGATGGCGCACATCTCGTCCCAGGTCGGGCAGGACTGCCGCTTGCGGTTACACGGGGACACGCTCACATGGTCCCATCCGCCGCCGTCTGACGCCACCACGAAGAACGAGCGGCCTCCGGCATAGACCTTAAAGCAGCCGTTCCCCTTGCCGGTCTCACCGCTGGTGTCCATGTGGTAGTAACCGCGCTCGTGGTCGGTCTGCCTGTACTTGTCCAGCGTATGTAGGTTTCTCATTTCGTCCTTCCTTTCTTTGGCTTTGGGTCTTCTGCCTGCCCGCACCTGCGGGGACTGTTCAGGCAGTGATTTACGCAGGTGTTATAGTCCCCGCAGGCGAAGCAGCAGCGGCTTTCCCGGTGCCGGTCGCAGTTGAAAATTTTGCACATCTTTTTCGTCACGGTCACTTCCTCTTGAGCCCATCGATACCGAACATCAAGGCGGCAATCCGCTCACAGGCGATGTCGATGTCCTTGTAGATGGTGCGCTCTACCACACCCTCATCTTTGGCCAGCTGCGGGATGGTGCGCCGTCCGTCTCCGTCGCAGATATACAGGGCATTGATGACCCTCCAGCGGCGTTCATCTTCGGCAGTTCCGGTCGTGATGCAGTATGCTTGGTAAAGCTGCATCATGGTTTCCATGTGCTTTACGATGGTGGCGGTTCTGGCCACCGATTTTTTGATACTCTCCACAAACAGAGTGCTGTCCCGCCCGGGCATCATCAGGTCGGTCAGAATTTCTTCCGGCGACTCATAATCCTCCACCTCGAAGACTGCGTTCTCTACATGAGCCCGGAAGACCCTGTAATTTCTGAGCAGCAGCTTCGTGTTCCGCAGCCGGCGATCCGCCATCTCGTGGCGCTCCCGCTGGTGCTCCTTCTCCAGCGTTTCCAGCGCCGCCTTTGCTCCGGCTTCTGCGGCCAGCTTCACAATGTCTTGCGTGTTTAGCCTTTCTTCATTCATTGATCTCCCTCCGGTTGGTTCGATGTAATTCGGTAGTTGTCCTTATCCAGCCTGTTCAAGATGCCCTCTAACGGCCACCGCTCAGGGCAGGTGTAAATCGCTTTCCAGCGGTATGTGTGAACCGGCTGGCTGGTGTTCCCAAGGGTGTTTGGCATTGCAACCGGCTCACGCCGTTCCAGAAAATACATTCAGGTCACCTCCCGCCTTGCCCGGCGTGAAGCCTGGCATATTTGCGCTGGGCAGCCTTCTTCCTTGCGGTGCGGCACGACTTGCAGAAGCGGTTCTCGGCTCTTTCGTAAAAAGTACCGCCGCAGCGGGCGCAATATTGCGGCTTTATGCGCCGGAACTCTGTGCAGGAATCGCAGTCCGAGCATCCAGCAGAACAGCCGGCAATATCATCCCAGTTCATGCACATAAAGCGTTGCCAGTATGGGTCATAGCCCAGTTCATTCATGCGGTATCGCAGGATGGTGACGAGAGCAGAGAGATCTTTTCTGACCGCTGTTCTGCAACGGGACAGGTTCGCCGCCTGTTTCACCGTAGGCTCCGGGGCGCCGTGTCCCCATGGGCCGTCACCCATCATCATGCGTATCATGTCTGCGTTCTCCGTCAGGTACACGAAATAGACCTTCCCACGGATAGCTTTTTCCGAGCGGCCAACTGTCTTGCCGATCTCAGCGTAGCTGTCCCCACGCCTGATTCCATCTGCAAGGACCTGAAAGTCCGCATCGGTCCACACGCTGTCCTTGCTGTGGTTGTCTGCCCTTACCGGCCGCTCCTTCAATCCAAGGTCGTTGCATCGGCGCTGGATTGCACCGTCTGACCGCCGCAACATCTCGGACAGTTCGGCATATCCGTACTTGTGCTGCTTCAGCAGCATAATCAGTCTGCTGTCCTCGTCCGGCGTCCACGGGTCTTTCCGTTGGACGGAAAATGCCCGGTAGTCTTTGGCCCTCTGTCCGGCCACCCACTCAGGCTCTGCGCCCAAGGCCAGCGGCTCCATCTTGGAGAAGTCCAGGAAGGAGCGGTTTTTCTCCGCCCACTCCCAGAACTCGTCCAGATAGACCACACGAATCACGCTCTTGTCCCGTCGCTTGTTGTGGATGGGGAAGCCCCGATTCTCCACCCAGCTTTTCAACTTATAGCCACCGCCGCCATTGGTGCCGTACATGGCAATCAAGAGTTGGTTGAAGCTGACATAATCGCCGCCCTCAAGATATGGCCCCAGGCCCAGGCGGGCCACCCGCACCTTTACGGCGGTGGTGGTTCGCCCCAGGGCCTTGGCAATCCCAGGAACTGTGATCTTCCCCCAGTTTTCCCGCAGATATTGTTCTTCCTCTGCAGTCCAGTTCCTATTGAGGCCCATGGCTCAGATTCCCTTTCGGCAGCTCTGCCACGCATTGCATTTATCATCGCAGGTCGTACAGCATTTATCGCACGTCGGATGTGCAGATTTGCATAGAGCGCAGGGGTCGTCCTCTGGCTTGTTTTCACTCTCAGTCTCGGTATTCTGCAACAGCGGGTGGGTGCCGTTCTGCATGGCCTTTTCCTCGTCGGACATCTCATAGCCCAAGGAAACGAGGAAGTTGTAGACGGCGTCCAGGTTGTCGTTGGCCTCATACCGGGCGATGTATGCGCCCTTATCCCAGCGCGTGTCCCAGTATTTCTCGTCATCGTTATCCGTTGCGACATAGGCGGTGACCAGGAGGCCATATTCCGGGCACCGGTTGAACGCCTCGGTGTAGAGGGCCTTGACGATCCCCTCATCCATGTTCTCGTCTACATCGAAGTCCAGCAGCTCGCCCAGGCGCTCGTAGTCGATGTCATCCCCGTAGGCCTCTGAAAGCTCAATCATTGTCTTGGCGGCGTATCCCATGATTTCAGCCGCAAACTTCTTGGCGCTGCCAAACTCAGAGATAAACTCCTGCCGAAGCATGAAATGCCGCTCGGAGATCTCTCGCAATTCAGCATTCCGCTGTTCCGCAGCGGCGGCACGAGCCTTGCGCTGGCGATCCTCGTCGGTTTCCTGATGCTCCACCCTGTCCTTGTAGACAGTAACATCCTGTCTGTCGATCTTGTAGTAGTAACTCACGGTGTCGGCATCATCGGGGCGCTCTACGGTGGAATCCTTTGTCCAGCCGTACTTACTGTATCTCCGAACATACTCATACTTGTCCCACGGCACTTCGCTGATTTCCGTGGCCCACTTGCTGACATCTGCTACACGATCTGCAATAAAGCGCTTGCTCTTTTCTTCATCGAGGGCTTTTCTCAGCTCGTCCCGGAAGTTGGTGGTGCCAATGGTATCCAGCACCCGGTTTTTCAATTCAGGGTCTTCGATTTTGTCCAGTTCCATGTAGTCGGTGAGGGTGGCGCCTCTTGCTTCGGACTTGCGGAACTTCTCAGCGTCCAGGTCGAGCAGCTTCACCCGGCGGCGAACGGTAGACTGGGAGAAGCCGCTGTCCCGGGCAATGCTCTCCACCGTTTCCCCCATATTCAGCATCAGCTGGAAGCCCTGCGCCTGCTCGTAGATGGTTAAATCGCTGCGCTGGATATTCTCCATGAGCATGGTTTTAACCTGCTCCTGCAAGGTCATTTCCCGCACTACGCAGGGGACCTCTTCCAGCCCTGCCTGCTTAGCAGCTGCCAGACGACGGTGACCGATGATGACCCGGTATCCTCTCTGATAGGTTTCGTTGGTAATCTCGTCAGTGACCATGTTGGGAACGACGGTCAGGTTTTGCAGAATCCCGTTCGCCTTAATGCTGTCTGCCAGCTCGGTCACATCCCCGATATCTTTGCGAGGATTGTCAGGGTGGGGGAATATGTCCCTGATGTTGATGTATTGCAATTCAGACACGGTATTAACTCCTTTCGTGCGCTCACTCAAAAGAAGGTGAGCTGTCCTCCCTTCGCTTCGTTCAGCTCAGGGGGTGTAGGTTCGGGCTCGGCTTCTGGGGGCGTTGCCTCGCCCCGCTCCGAGTGCGTAGATTTAAGGGCATAATCCATTTGGAATATCATGCGCCGATAGTGCCAGACATCCCGGAAATAGAATGGCGTGTACCAAATATTTTCACTTGGTACGGGTATCAGCCCCCGCCCATCTATGGCCGTCGCCGGATGTGCGATGGTATCCGCTATGACCACATACCCCGGGCACCCCAGCAGGCTCAACTGGATGTAGCACATACAGCCGACGATCAGGTCAATGTCCTGCGCCACAAATAGGACTGAGGTCTGATAGTTGATTTCTCGTCCAGGGCGCCGGCACTCGTTCGCAAAGGCGACCAGCAACGCTCCCGCCCCGCAGGCCGGGTCATTTACGGATACCCATCCGTGTTCGGCTATCTTCTGCTTCAGGTCATCGCCGTAGGTCATTGCTGCCATTGCTCTGCACACAGAATACGGGGTGAAGAACTGGCCGGCATGGTTATTCCCAAGTTCCAAAGCCATGTACAGTTCGCCGAGGAAATCCTGATCCGGGCATTCATCAATCCCGTTGACAATCTCGCCGAACATCTCAACGAAGCAATCCAGTTCTCGCTTGTTGTACTTTGCCGCCAGTGTCATGTAGGTCTTCTCCCGGCTATCGGCGTGGCTCTGGTCTACGATGTTTGAGATGCTGATGGCCGCCATGACGATAAAGTCAGACCACACATTCCACCGGTTATGCCGGTAGCAGGCTTCGTTGAATATACGGACGAGATTCTTCTGTCGATCATCCCGCAGATGGCGGGTTTCGTTCCTGCCCATTACAGATCCAGCCGAAGCCGCTCCGAAATGACTGCCTCGTAGCAGCCAACGCAGAGGTATTTCCCATCCAGCTTGCGGAGGGTTCCTCCGGCTTTGCAGGCCACACATCGCATTGGCTTGTACTCAGTGCACTGCTCCTTCTTGGAGCCGCGCCGCTGAATTCTCCTTGGCATATAGCGTTTCATCATCCGGTCACCTCCGTGTAAGGGTCAGGCCAGCTCCAATCCCAGGTTTCGCCGGTCTTTTCATATGTTTTGCGGAAGTAGTTCTCCCGCCCGTCCCCCTCAAAGAACAGGTAGTCGGAGGGGATGACCCTGCCGACCAGATCGGTTCCGTCCAGCAGCTTCTCATTCCACCAGCGGTCAACCACATCCTCGGCCAGCCACATCATGTACTCGGACACCTCCGTGTCCTCCTGGTAGGCAAATGCGTTCGGCTTGGTAAGAACATCAGCCAGGGTGTCGCCGAATCCGCCGTTGTCATATCGGTTCAGGGCGCACCATCCGACAGCAGCTTGTCTGGCGGTGTAGCTGACGCCCCACTTGGTTCCGTCCCAGTAGACCACCTGAGACTCGGCATACATGGTCTTTGCCAGCATCACGATTTCCTCATCTGTGATGGGGCAGGTGGGCGGGTCGGACTCCGTCTCCGCTCCATCCACCGGCTCATACGCCGCATCCGTTGCGCTGTTGTCTGCCGCGGATTCAAAGTTGCACGACACCAAGGTAAACAGCAGCGTCAAGACCACAGGGATAATAAGCAGTCTTTTCACGATTACCACCTTCCATTTCTCATATCTCTCTCGAAATCGTAGTCATCAGCCTGGTCAAGCGTTTTTATTCCCCTCTGATGGAGGTTCCTGAGAACGCCCCCAATGTAGTTCCAGTCTCCAGGCTTTCCGGCATTTGACGCCTGCTCAAATGCGTACATCAACAAATCTTTGTTGTCCTGTGGGAAGCTCGTCTCATACTCTCCGGTCTGCGGGTTTTGTTCGTGGCGGCGTGTCACAAAGAACACATGGGCCACATCCTCTTTTGTAGGGCTACGGGTTGTCCATCTCTTGAACAGAGCCGTTGTGAACAGTTCAGCTGCATCCAGAACTTCCGGTGATGAGCAGAAGTAGGTTGGCAGATAGCCTCCTCGGTTTTCCAGATAGTCGAGCACGATTTTCTCCGCGTCCTCGTGCGCGTCACCATCACCACCAGAGAATATATTATTTACCTTACCTAACCTATCCTCACCTAACCTTTCCTTACCTATCCTACGGATACATTCTGTATCCATACTGGATACAGGCTCGGCAACATCGGGTTCAACAGGCGGAGGGGTCGCCTCCGGCACCGGAGGGAGGCAAGGTTTGAAGCCATCGCCCGGGTGGTCGGTGTATGCGCCGTCCGGCTTCATAAACAAGGTCCCCTTTTCTTCTTTGTAGAGCGTCGGGCGGTAGCGGTCTTTCTGGATATAGTTTGAGATTTTCCAGTGCTTGATGACATAGACCCCGCTGTCAAAGGGCAGAAGGAAGCGCTTCATCAGGAGGATTCTCATGTCATCATCCGAAGCCCCAACAAGTTTCTGCACCCGTCTGGCATTGCTGATGAACCCATCGTCATCAGCTCGCATTCCGAGGTGGAAGTAGAGCGCCTGGGTAGAGAGGGGCATATCCAAAAAGGCATCTGTATCGACGATCTGGAGGGAGAACATTCTTCGCTGCGCCATAGTTCATCACCTCCGGTTAAAATGGCAGCTCGCCGTCATCGTCTGTCAGCTCGGTAAATTGGTCACCGCCATATCCACCGTAAGCCGTGTCAGAATATCCCTCCTGAGGGCGGTTATAACCGCCCTCAGATTCTCTTTTGCTGTCGCCGAAGTAGATACTGTCAGCAACCACTTCGGCGCTCTTGCGGCGAATCCCGGCCTTGTCCGTCCAGCTGCGGGTTTGCAGACGGCCTTCCACAACAGCCATCCGGCCTTTGGAAAAGTACCGGCTGACGAACTCGGCAGTAGACCTCCAGGCAACAATGTCAATGAAGTCTGTGGGCTTCTCGCCTGTGGACTGATCCTTGAAGTCCCGCTCGACCGCCAGCGTCAGAGATGCAACGGGGGTGCCGCTCTGGGTGTGGCGCAGTTCCGGATCTCTGGTCAGGCGTCCCATAAGGATAATGCGGTTAAGCATTGTCACCAGCTCCCTCGGTGTCGCCGGTCTCCTGGCAGTCATCGGTCGTGGCTTCGTCCTTCAGTAAGTCGCTCACGATGCAGGTAACATCGCTCAGAAGGTAGGTCTTGGGGTCACGGGCAAATGCCGTCAACACATTCAGGTAGGCGCTGCGCTCTACCAGGTCACGGTATTCGTCGGTGTTGATGGTCACAGTGCCGGTCATGGCCAGCAGGATATCATTGTTTTTCTCGCTCATTCTCAGTTGCTCCTTTCGTTGTGGCATATCTGAATGACCTCCTTGCACTGGGTCACATCAAACATACCAATATGCGTTTTCTCCACGGGCAGCTCCATCCGCTCCGACAGCCAGCCATAGGCTGCGTTGCGATGTCCCTTGAAGCGCCCGTACTTCCAAAGGGGGTCGAAAGCGGCGTGGGCGGCTTTCTTCCAGTACCTCAGTTCGGCGTTGGCCAGACGCCCCAGCGGCTTGTCGGTTCCTTTGTGTACGCCGACATAGGCCATGCAATTTCGGCAAAGATAGATTTTGCCGTAGCTGCGCCCGTAGACAACTTTGCTGTCCACATACTCGGCCTGTCGGCCGCAGTAGTCGCAGAACACTTTTTTCATGGGTGCCATTCCTCCTTGTAGCGGGCGATCTGCTCCGGGGTATCCGTGTCAATACCGAGTTCCTTTGCTACTTGGATGGCACCGTCAATCAGTCTGGCCATCTCTTTGCTATCAAGGGTGTGCGTCCGCTTGTAGAACAGGTAACAGCGGTACTCCCGGCCATCGAGTTCCATCGTCTTATAGCATCGGGTGTACGGATAGAACTCGTCCATATCCGCCGACACCGGGAGCATAGCGCCCAGGGTATTCCCGTTCTCATCCTTGGCAAGAGCCCCGTATTCGACCACCAGGCTTCGCTTCACCTCGTCATCGCCGAGGCTTTGCGCCTCAGCGATTTTGTTGACGAGGACATGGAAGTAGGCGTTGGCGTCTTTGCTGCGGGGTTCTCGCCACTTCTTGATTTGCACATTGACCTCGGCGTCTTTGAGCAAATCGAAGTCTTGTCGGAAGTCCTGGGTCACGGTGATGGTGATATGCTGCTCTCCATGGGCACCAAAGGTCAGGTCTCTCAGTTTCCCTCTCATGCCGCCAGCCAGTGCTCCTTGTAGGTGTCCATGAGACCATTGGCCTCCAGCCACGCCACAAAATCGGAAATGACCTCCGCAATATCTGCGGTTTCGTCCCTGCGGTATGTCTCTTTCCAAACTGTGTTGCCGTTGCTGATCAGGTAGGTGAATTCTTTGGCTTGGGGTATGAGTTCCAGATAGGTCGGGTGCTGCGTGCTATCGACATATTTACCCTTGTCATAACTGCCGGAAAATTTGATGTCGTAAACTACACCGGCTTTGAGCGCATCCAGCCGCCCATAGAGCAAGAAGGTAATGCCAGAAACGACAATCTCCTTTTTCGCTCTGAACTGCAAAACTCCACCTCGCACAATCTCTGCGACCTCGTAGGCGGCATCAAACCACTTGTCGTTGCCGTACATGGCCTCCTGGTTTCCGTTGACGATAGCAGTCACCAGATCCTCAAAGTCGATGCCTTTCTGCATTGCCTCGGTGGTCGGAGTAGGTTCCCGTCGGAGTACAGCCATGAACTCAGCAAAGGCATCCCGCTCCGTAGTGGAATCCTCATAGGGGTTGCCCTTCATGGCATAGAGCCAGGAGGATAGGAGTGAGTGGGTCATCAGGTAGCGAGACATTTACTCAGCCCCTTTCTTCTCCTCCGGCGCTGGGGTGTACTTTTTCAGAACACGGTCATAAAACAGTCCAAGTTCCTTGATGCGCTGGTTCCATGCGTTGTTGATTTCCGGCTCAGAGGTCAGAGCGTGGGAAATCTTCTTCATCTTGGGCATAGCTGTATTGGCGGTGTCAGCGTCCATCACGCTCTCGATGACAGCCTTCCCCTCTGCCATAGCCGCATCGTAGGCTTTCTGCTGCTCGGCGGCAGCGGCGACCTCTGCGGCGGACTTGGCGTTGTACTGAGAGAACAGCTTGGTCAAGAAATCGTTTGGGGTGTTCTCCGTCAGCTCAGGGATTCGGATAATACCGTTGATGCCCCGGGTGCCTTTGGCGAAATACCGCTCACAGTTGGAGAACCCGATGGTGCGGTTGTTCCCGTACATTTCTACGAAACCGCCCAGGTCCTGTGTCTCCCAGACATTGTTCTTGGTCTGCCCCTCGACCTTGATGCGGAGGCGGGTGTTGTCGCCGTCCTTGTCCTCAACAGCGTGGAACACCATGACGATGTGTTTGTCCAGCTCATAGAAGCAGTAGTCCATGAGCCGCTGGAACTCCTTACCGACGAAGCCATAGCCTTTGAGCGAAAGGGAACCGTCACGCTGGCTGTACTTCGGGTCTTTCTTGATAGCCCACATGGACATAAGGGAGATCAGCTTGCCGCCGGTGTCAAACACCAGGCTATCGTAGCCCTTGACATTCTCCGGGGTGAGGTCAGTAAGGATCTCGTCGTAGGTCTTGGGCTGGATGAAGTCACAGCGATACCGCGGTTCGATACGGTCAATGCCGAAGTCAACATCAATGTGGAGGGGGTTGGGCGCAGACAGCGCCAGAGTAGACTTGCCAATGCCGGGATAGCCAGCAATCAGAATGCGGATCTTCTTCTCGCTCTGGACGAGCGTTTCGGCTTTTCTAATCATGTGAAACTCCTTTCAGTTCGTAGCGGCGTCACGCCGCAGGGTGATTACTTCGTGGCAGCGGGCGTTGAAATTTCCCTTTTCATACATAACCGAGCGTTTGAACTCTTCCTCGCTATAAACGCTGCTGCAATTCAGCAGGCCGTCGGTCTTGTCCGGGTGGTACGCTCGGAACGCAGCACACGCAGCGTGTCCGTTCGGGGCCTCGACCTCTGTCCATCCACCAACAAACGGCTGACCCTCTGAGCCGTAGGTGAAATAAAATCGTGCCATCACTCGCTCCTCTCCGGGAAGCAATCATCGACTTCCCATGCATCTTTGGTTTCCATGCAAACATCACAGCCAACATATGCGCCATAGCGATCCTTGTAGATGGTTTCGCACTCCTCCCCACAGCAGGGGCAGCGAGGATATACAGGCTCTTTGCCATCCGGGTAGCCGGTGCGCTCCATGTTGCGTATCACAGGGTGGTCGGGAATATCATTCTGGTTCATTTGGCACCCCCTTGAGTGAATACCGGGCATAGCTGGTCTTTTCACCGTATCGGTTTTTCCCGTTCTCGGTGGTGACCTCGATGGTGTAGCCCAGGCGCTTTAGGTCAGAGATACGGGAGGCCAGTCGCATGATTCCATACTCTTTCATGGCTTCCAGCGAGGTAATGGAGCCAAAATCTTTGAAGTGCCGCAGGATGCGGTCGCACTGAGTAAGTCCGGTCACGGGTGCTTCGTTCTCCGATGCTTCTACGGGTGGCGGTTCCTCTGCCTTGGCCGGCAAAACGCCGTAGGCCTTGCAGATTGCAGCCAGGCCGTCCGGGTGGATAACTACCCCGTACTTGTCCCATGCTTCACACTGAGCCAGCAGCTGCCGGTTAAACTTCGGGAAGATCTCTCGGACGACCAAGGCGGCATCCTTGGCCATCACTCCAGCCTGTTGCCGGATCTCTCTCAGTTGCAGACAGTGGTTGACATCTGCCCGAGGATTTGATAAACTGGCACCACAACCAAAAGCGATTTCCTGAGAGGACGGCTCCGCGGCATCGGAGGCGTCCTCTTGCTTTTCCTGGCGGCAATCGCACAGTTCGCAAGGGTCGAGATGGGCTCCACAGTGGGGGCATTCTCTGTAGTATTGCATTCACATCACTCCTTTCGTTGGGCGGCCTTGGCCGCCTGTTCTTTTCGGTACTCCACGAGCCACGCTTGGAACTCTTCCTCTGCCCCAGGCAGTGACATCGCCCTTTCAAGCGAAGCGAGAACACTTCGAGCAAGCTCCTTCCCTCGGAACTCCGGGATGGACGCAATGTCGATATGCACCGCTTGGCTTGTATCCAGCATAATTTCACCCCCTCAACATCGTTTCAGCATCAACCTCCGCGCCCAGATTTTTCAAATACTCCATCGTAATCCCATCTGCTTCGAGTTGCCGCCCCCTCTTCTCGTAGAGGCGCAGACTGTACATATACTGCCTGCGCCTATTTCGGATGCGTTCCTCCTTGCGAGCCAGTTTCACATACGGCGAATTTTGCAAGCGAGCAATTTCATCCTCGACTGCCTCGTCAGTTGGGAACTCTTTCCTATCTGTTTGCATTTCCGCACCTCCCATCGTAGTTTAGTTAAACTGAACTCACACGGCAAAAAAATACCTGGGAATGTCTGCGTAGCAAATTCGCAGATAGTCGCAGATGTTGCAAATCTGCTCCTGGCTAAATTCTCCCTTTCCGTTCAGCTTAAGGCTGTATGTGCTGGGGGTCATTTTGGCCGCTTTTGCTACAGCCCTATCGGTTTCTCCCAGTTCCGCTGTGCGAGCTCTCAACTGCGAGTAATCGAAGGGCTTTATTCTTGCGTATGCGCTTCTCACTTTTTTGCTCACCTCCGTTCAGTTTATCTAAACCATACCACAACAGCTTTCGATAGTCAATAGTGTTGTTTAGATTTTTCTGAACTTTTTTTCGTTTTCTCTGTATTGTGTATTGATTTATCTAAACTATTGAGGTATAGTAGATGTATCTCGATGGAGGTGTAGAGGATGGAGAACAAAGAGAGCTGTGCAAGCAGAATTAGAGAGGCTTTGAGCGTTCGGGATATGACCCAGGCCGACCTTTGCCGACGGACCGGAATTCCCAAAAGTGCTATGAGCCAATATTGCAATGGCGGGCTCGTCCCACGCCAGGATCGAACCTATGTGATTGCCGCAGCCCTGAATGTATCTGAAGCATGGCTTATGGGCTTCAATGTTCCAATGGAAAGGAAAACATCGCCCGCCTCCTATGAAGAAGACGGGCGTGTCAAGGATTTTGTTGAGCTATTCGGGCGCCTGACAGCAGAGCAACAGGCCCTGGTTATTTCTCAGATAAAAGGGATCTTATCAGATCAATAAGGGCATCCTGGGTAGCCACCGGAAGTTGTGCAAACAGTTCGGCGGCTATTGCGGTATCAACCGCTATTTCGTTGGTGTGTTCATTCATTATACGCAGCTCCTCTTCGACATGGATAGCTGCCAGCAGCATACTGATTATACACCTACATCACAAGTATTTATAGTTTCGGTAGAATATAACTTGTGACACATTACGACATTGGGGGGGAGTTTGATATGCGAAAAATCTTGATTGCCGTTGTCGCTATGGCAATGGTGTTTTGCATGGCTGCCTGTGCGTCTTCCGGAGAATCGTCTACTCCGGAAAGCGGATTTTCCGCCTCTGACGCGGTATCAGTCGCCGAAGAGTTCCATGGGATATTTGACGCTTACGGCGACTGTACTATACTTATTCAGCCAAAGGATGGGGGGATAAGCGCATCGGTATCCATGAAAACATTCATTGTTGATGGCGTATTTGCAAACTATGTCGATAAACTTTGCAGCCTCACATTTTCCGCAGCTGAAAATTATGGAGTTCCAGTGACAGGGGTTTCGGTTACTTTTCTTGAAGACGGTAGCGAAACCAAGAGGCTGGCCTGGGAGTCTGGCGACGGCCTGACGGGGACATTAAGAAGGCTTGACGGAACCATAGAAACCACAGGCGATTTGTCCCCAGAAGATTTGCTCGACTTGCTCGGAGATGCGGAACTGTTTGACTGATTCTCTGACTCAGAAAGGAGGTGCCGGATGTCACTACGAAAAGGATTTGCAGAAGAACACGAGGACTACACCCGTATCGGTGTGATATATGCCCGGTACTCCTCCCATAATCAGAAAGAGGAAAGCATAGAGCAGCAGGTCGAGGAATGTATGGCCTTTGCGAAGCTAAACCGAATCAAGATTATTCAAGTTTATGCGGACAAGGCTCTTTCCGGCAGAACAGACAAGCGGCCGCAATTCCAAAAGATGATGCGTGATGCCGAGAAGAAAGACTTTTCTGTTGTCGTTGCCTATAAGTCTAATCGAATTGCAAGAGATATGCTCAGTGCTCTTAAATACGAAGATCGGCTGAGCCAGTATGGAATAGAAACTCTATATGCCAAGGAGGAGTTCGGGAATACTGCTGCGGGCCGCTTCGCCCTCAGAACCATGATGAATGTGAATCAGTTCTATTCAGAGAATATGGCTGAGGACATCAAGCGGGGGATGAGGGACAACGCCGAGAACTGCAAGGTCAATGGTGCGCTCCCACTCGGATATGTCAAAGGAACTGATGGGAGATACGCTATTGACCCGAAAGAAGCGGCTATTGTTCGTGAGATTTTCGATAAGGTTCTGGACGGCGTGGCATTTGCCGATATTGCAAACGAGTTAAACGCACGAGGAATAAAAACAAAGCAAGGAAACCTCTGGAACAAAAACAGCTTTCACAGGATGGTTACGAACGATGTATATATCGGAGTATATCGTCACTCCGGATTTGTCAAAGAAGATGGTGTTCCACCGATTTTGGAGAAGGAGGTATTTTTCGCTATGCAAAAGCATTTGGCCACAAAGAAAAACCCAAGGGGTCGGCATAGGGAGAATAACGACTATCTTTTGACTGGCAAGCTGCGATGCGGCTACTGCCGGTCCTACATGGTTGGTGTCTCCGGCACCAGTCGAACCGGCGATAAGCATTACTACTATACCTGCAACGACCGCCGTACCGGGGGCAGCTGCAAGAAAGAGAATGTCAGGAAAGACTACATAGAATGTGTTGTTGCCGAACTTACTCAGCGATTTATCCTACAGGATGAGGTAATCGAGTGGATTGCCGACAATGCGATGGATCTCTTGTCATCCTCTGGTTCAGAGGCCGAAATTGCTGAAATGGAAGCGGAGGTAGCCGAGAATCGGAAGGCCACGAAGAACATAATGAGTGCTATTGAGCAGGGCATTTTCACAGCCACCACAAAGGAGCGATTGCTGGAGCTGGAACAGAACATATCCGACTTGGAGCGGTCCATTGCATTGGCTCGGGCCGCAACCGAGAGCAGCACAGTCACCAAGGAACACATCATCTGGCATCTCCGAAAACTGAAAGACGGAAATATTGAGAACAAGGATTTTCAAAAGAATTTGATAAATACCTTTGTCAAGGAAGTCTACCTTTGGGACGATAAGATTGAAATTGACTACTACTATACCGGGAAAAGGAATTCAATCATGAAGTCCTTGAGCGAACTCGGATTGGCTGGAAACTCAGGGGCGCAGTCGGTTCTGACAAGCACCCCTGGGGGCCACCAGAAACGCCGCTGACGCGGCAAAAACAAGAAAGAATAGAGAATTTAGAAATAATCAAGATTCGTACCGGTTCCCCGGCGTTTCTGTATTATTCTTTATTCTCTATTCTTTTTTCTTTATTCTTTAGGAAGTATCCGAGGGCGTAAACCCTCGTCTTTCGTCCCGCCGCAGCGGCAGGCTCCTTGGAGAAGGAGCCCTCGTCCCGCCGCAGGGGCAGGCTCCTTGGCGAAGGAGCCCTCGTCCCGCCCGCAGGCGATAAGGCTCCTTGGAGAAGGAGCTGTCGGCCCTTAGGCCGACTGAGGATGGATTACCGCAGTACGGTTTACTGAAAGTTTTTCTGTAGAAGTAACTGCCCTGCCTCCGGCGGCCCCTTTTCTGGATTGCCAGAAAAGGGGGAAAGAGCAACCAAAGGCTGCGGCCTTTGGAAACCGAGGGGCGCACGTGTCGTTTATATTCTGTCTCTGGAGCGCTCATTCGGTAGTCTTCTGCCCGCCTCGGTCTCAGCCCTCCAGGCTTCGCCGAGAACGTCCTACTGCTGATGCTCTTAGGTTCCAACCGCTCAGGGGTGCCGTGTTAGAAGTTGGGGGTAGTCGGAGCCACAGAACAGCTTCCGACAGCGTTGTTACTGCCACAGACAATCCTCAGTCAGCCTTACGGCTGACAGTGACCGCAGGGAATGCCCTTGGGTACTCCTTCTCTAAGGAGCCTAACCCTCTCAGTCAGCTTCGCTGACAGCTCTCCCAAAGGGAGAGCCAAGTCGCTGCGGCGGGACGGGGTACTCCTACTTCAAGGAGCCTTTTCGCTGCTGCTTTTTCTCCCCCAAACGTAAAAAACGCCGAAAAAGTCGATTTATTCCAGGATGTTGCAGTGATATCTCCACGCTTTCGACAGGTATCGTCAAAATATGTTAGTGATCACAGTTTAAAACTTTAAATTTTGTCGAAATTGCGTATTGTAAATAATGGCAGCCAGAGGTAAAATTACTATGACGTATGGTGCGTCATATCAGATATATTTTAATTGGGGGAGGACTTTGAATTGAAGAAGAAACGAATACTTTCGCTGCTGCTATTGGTATGTATGTTGATTAACCTGTTGCCGATTACGGCATCGGCATCGGCGACTGCTGTTACAGTGGGTGAGTATGTAGGCTTTTTGAATAGCGCATCTGGTGTTAAGGCTGGTAGTGATAACGCAGGCGCGCCTGATATCTATGTGGTGGACGCCTATACTTACGCAAACGGAACAGATGATCAGTTGGCGGCGAAAATGCAGGTTGCATACTGTTTTAATAAGAGCAAGACGCAGCCACTGAACTATAGGGATTATTTTAAAGGGACCACAAAACGTGGATGGGCAAACATGTATTATGAGGTGGATGACGGACGGTGCTACTACGACAAAATCGCTAATGCCACGGCAGAGGAGTTTGCAAAGTTGGCTGCCTCTAGGAAAGTGTCGGATTCGACAACCTTCAAAAGATGGATCATCTCGGTTGGGCTTAATGGTTATCCTTTGGACTATTCTGGATTTAATAAGGATGAAAACGGAAAGCAAATTCTTACTGATTCTGAGTTTAAAGCTGTGACCCAGTATGCAATCTGGTACTACACAGACAGCTATGATGGTTCCTCTGTGCTGTCGGGCAAATATAAAACAATTTATGATAAGCTGATCAGCACCATGCTCCCAGCAGCTGTAACGGATGATATAACATCCGTTGTGGACTTGTATAAGTCTACAGGCACTGCGTTTGTGAATGCTGAGGCATGGCAGCTTGTCCCGGGAAAGCATGTAACTGGTATCTCGGACCCAAATACAGAGTATCAGAATTTGCTGGTAGTCAGCACGGCGTATAAGGAGAGCCTCCCTGAGTATAAGACATTGACCCTGACGAAAACGGCGAAGGACATCAATGGTAACGCATCAACTGATGAATTTGAATTTACGGTTACACTGGATTCCTCTGATTACTGGTATGAGAGTTCAGGAGCAACGAACATTCAGCAAAATGGCAATAATCTGACTGTTACCTTGGGAAATAGTGACTCGATCACCATTCATGTGAAGGGAAGCAAGTTTCGTTACTCCATAGCCGAAACGGCTAACAGTAACTACGAGACATCCGTGTCTGTGGATGGCACAGATGTGACGAATACCTTGTCGAATGGTGTTCTATCAGGCAGCAATGTTACAGATGTCACTACCGTTTCATATACAAACCAAGAGGTAAATACGACCACTGAAACAGGTATCAGTGAATTAACTGTAACAAAGCAGGTGACGGCGAACAGCGATGTTCCTAGTGACATCCTGAATGGACCTTTTGACATCACAGTGACCTTCACAAAGGACAACCTGCCCTACACTGGCCCGACTGCCGATGAACTGCAGGGTGATTCAAATGATAAACTGGAAGCAGGACACATTAAGTATGTCTCCGGTGAAACCAGTGGAGAATTGGAAATCAAGGATGGCAAGGTGACTCTGCAACTGTCTAAGGACGAATCTGCTACACTGTATATTCCCAACGGCGTTCATTACACGGTGACAGAATCGGCTCCCGATCATTTCACATATAAGACGACCAATGGCAACGGTACACTAAACGGAAATGTCACGGCGACAGTGACCAATACCTACAACAACTACTATCAGGTGCTGGGAACAAAAACCTGGGCAAGTGAAACGACCACCAACCACAGACCTTCAAGTATCGCGTTTAACCTCTACTATCAGCTTGGTAACAGTGAAAAGATACTTATTGGAGGACCCTATTACGGATATTCGTCAAATGAATGGAAATACTGGTTTAGCAATCGGCCGCGCTATTTGAAAAGACAGCTTGTGACCTACTCTGCGGAAGAGGTCAATGTACCGGAGGGCTATAAGGCCACCAATGATGGCATGGACATCACCAATACCTACGATGAAAGCCTTCTGAATACCTTAAAGATTACAAAGACGCTTGCTACAGACAGTGTTCCTAGCGCTAGCACGGACGCTTCCAATCAGGAGTTCACCTTCACGGTCACCCTCAGTGACGCGAAATATGATGGTACGCCTACGTTTAGCGATTCGACTACAAAGAAAGCAACGATTAATCCGACAACTGATGGAACAACGATCACCTTCACCCTGAAAGCAGGCGAGACGGTCACCATTCCTGCCATTTACTCCGGCACCACCTACACCGTGAAAGAGACAGAATCCACGGGTTACGGCCTCTTTGACATCGACGGCTATTATACGGTGCAGTCTGACACTGGAAAGACGAAGCATGAGGTCCTTGCGGAGGATGGCGAGGTCATCCAGACCATCAACAATACGGCAAACGATCCCTGGAACATCGAACTGAAGTTTATAAATGAGGTTTCCACCTCCACTTCGAATCTCACTGTCACCAAGAGCTGGGAACACGGAACCAATACTCGTCTTCCCGCCAGCGTTGGGATCCAACTGGTGGAAAGCTTAGCGAACGGGGAGACCCAGACTGGTGTGACCCAGACGCTGGACGCATCTAACAGCTGGACATATACCTACCAGAATCTGCCCAGCCATATTGAGGGGCAAGCAGTTACCTACAGTGTGCAGGAAGTAGCCTGCGAGGGCTATGAAACCTCGGTGGGCAACATCACGAATGGGGCAGTCACCATCACCAATACGTACAAGGAAAGCCTGCTGAATACCCTGAAAATCACGAAGGCAGTCACGGGTGACGATGCTGACACAACCAAGGAATTCACCTTTACGGTTACCCTGGACGACCCTGACTATTGTGGTACACCTGGGTTTAGTGGCGATTCAACCAAAACGGCGACGATCGAGCGGATCACTGACGGTACAAAGAATATCGGCACAAAAATCACCTTTACCCTGAAGGATAAAGAAACTGTCACCATTCCGGCTCTCTACTCTGGCACCACCTACACGGTGTCCGAGACGGAACCCAACGGCTATGCGCTCTACGAGGTGGACGGTTACTATACGGTGGGGGCGGAGAGCAAGCAGACCGAACTGGAGCCGGAGGGCGGCGTATTTACAGGGAAGATCAGCAACGCTGTCAACACCCCCTGGAATATTCAACTGACCTATACGAATACCACCGCTTCTGAGACCCAGGTACAGGTGACCAAAGCTTGGGATGATGGAAACAATTCCCGCAGACCCGAAAGCGTTGGCGTAAATCTCTATGAGACAGTCAATGGCGTGAAAAAGCAGGTCGGCACAACCCAGACGCTGAGCAGCTCCAACGACTGGACATATAGCTTTACGAATCTGCCCAGCATCATTGATACGTATACGGTAAGCTATTCGGTAGAAGAGGCTGGAACCTATGAGGGCTATGAAACCTCGGTGGGCGACATCACGAATGGGGCAGTCACCATCACCAATACGTACAAGGAAAGCCTGCTGAATACCTTGAAGATCACAAAAGCCCTTGCAGATGGTGTCACAGATACCAGTACGGAGTTTACATTTACTGTGACCCTCAGCGATGGCAGCTATAATGGTACACCTACGTTCGAAAATGATTCCAGCAAAACGGCGACGATCAAGAAGACCGACAGCGGTACAGAAATCACCTTTACCTTGAAGGCTGGTGAGACTGCCACCATTCCTGCGATCTATGCGGGAACGACATATCAGGTGGCAGAGACCGATTCTCCGGGCTACGTGCTGGACAGCACGTCCGGAACCTATACGAATAGTTCGAATAACAGCTATTCGCTGTATGCACATAACGGTGTGTTCTCGGGCACGGTAAGCACTACCGTAAACGAACCCTGTACTGTGGCACTGACCTACACAAACAAGGCGACCCCGACGACGCCGGTGAGCACTCCTAGCCCGTCGCCCACAGTAACGCCGACGGCAACTCCGACCCCGACGGCAACTCCGACTCCGACGGCAACTCCGACCCCGACGGCAACTCCGACCCCGACGGCAACTCCGACTCCGACTCCGACGGCAACACCGACACCTACCCCGGAGACGACCCCGGAAACCACCCCGGAGACAACCCCGGAGACG